TGTAAGGGTCGAAAAAGTCGATTTTATCGCCGTGTGTATCATTTCAACGGCTCTGTCGTTTGTACGATTACATGTACACGTTCTGTGAAGTATTGTTGTCCCAGGAACCATGACTGATGGTTGGGTCACCAAGTTCTTTCACAAGAATCACGTGATAATAAAGATCGGCACCAAAGATGTTATCAACAACACCATAACGGGTCAACAATCCAACACGAGGAGCGAAATCATTCGGTCCAATGGTACGTTGAATCATGATCGGAATGTATGGGCAGTAGATAAGTCCTGTGTCGTAAAACTCAGGTCCTTTGTATCCAAGAAGTACATACTCTACACGGTCAGCAGCAGAACGCTGATGTCCAGTACCGGTTGGGTCTTTTTGACCTCCACCTTCGTATTGTGCTTCAGTTCTTGTATCACGGTATACGTTGAAACGTCCTCCAAGATTTCCTACACGAGCTACACCAACAGGTTGTGTGTTCACATTACCGTTGACGGACATCCACTGAAATTCAGGGAGCATCTCGAGTATTGCGCATACACGTGGTGTGGCGATCAAGAAGTTTGCAGCTCCACGTCTGTTCCGGATGGCGATTCTGTTTGCTTCGACAATAATCTTAGCGTACAGATCACGGTTACGTTCAGCCAACCAACGAGCATCTGCTCTAGATGCTTGCCAGGTGCTGTAACCTTTACCAGCTCCAGCGTTAAGTGCCACTTGAACCATTCTCATGAGCATTTCACGGTCGATTTCAGCTTGAATTTCATACGACATAGCGTTTGTCAATTCATTGTCGATATCGATACCATTCATGTTCTTGAGGTCTTGCTCAAGCTCAACACTCCAACGTGCGGCTAACCTACGAGTTCCTGCCTCAACAGATGTTTTCTCGAAAGAAACAACCATTTGAGGAATGTCACCAGTAAGTTCAAACTCTTCCAGCAAACGTGCTACACCGGAGTCGCCATCAGCAAATACGAAATCTGAACCAGCTCCAAGACCACTCAATGCACTGGAGCTAGCTCCTGTGAACCTTGTGTCTAGATAGTTGTATCCGACTTCTTTTCCGTCTGAATGGATTGAAGGATCTACAACACCACCAGAAGTCACTCCGGGGGATGCAGGTCTAGATCCACCTTGTCCAGGATTGAAATCTTTGCCGTCGACACCAGTACCAAGTGAATCCGCTTCGTATTTGTAGCGCAAGGCAAAAGCCAAGCCTACAGGACCGCTCATGGGCTGAACACCAACGATTTCGTTAGTGATGAGCTCAGGGAACGTACGGCGAATCATGGGAATCAAGATCTTGGGCAAACGAGCATCTCCAGTGGCATAATTGTCACCAGCGGGTGTCATGGCTCCACCAAATCCCATGGATCCGGCGTTACCAAAAACTCCTCCTTGTCCGGCGGAGTTTGAATTCTCGTTTAAGCACCATTGCTCTTGGTTCTCAAGCAGCACTGCTGTGGAATATCTTGTGTGTTCGTCTTCAATAGCGGAAACGTTGTCAGATTTGTAGTCCAATACAGGACCCCATTTTTCTAACAATACGTTAGCACGCTCTTGATCAACGTAGGGAGAGGGGGGTTTAACAGATGTTACACTCATTTTATTTCTCCTTTACATTACACATACTCAGGTATATACCTCATACATTTAAAAAATTAATATTTACTCAACTCGTTCATGTATCCCATTGGATCTGCCTTACCTCCGGAATCTTTTGATTCAGTTGGAGCACTCTCTTGAACGATTGTTTTCGGACGATCAACACGCACTCTGCTCACGTCGCGTTCAGCTTGTGTCTTAGCTTGTGTTATCTTCTCTTCTTCTGTTTTTTCAAACAGTTTCAATGTGTAGTCGAAATTCTCTTCAATAAAGTCGTACGACTTGTTACCAAGCACACGTTCGATGTATTTTTTCTTCACAACTGGAAGCCCGGTAGTCTTGCTCTCGATCAACTGAGCCACTTTAATTTTGTTTAGCTCTTCTCTCAATTGATCATTTTCTGTGACTAAACTGTCTGCTTGCTGTTTTGATTCTTGTATTTGCTTATTACCATCAACAATAGCATCTTTGATACTGTCGTTACTGAGAGCTGCATTCACAGCAAGGAACTTTCTCATCTCATGTAATTGTTTTTCAGCTTGTTTATTTTTAACCGCTT